AGTTGCAGCCAGGTTAATGCGGGTCTTTAGTGCCGCAATATCTTCAGGCTTGTTTTTAAATCCAATAGCCACATATCCCGCAAACTTACCCATATCAGGGGGGATAGAGCCTCTACACATAAACTTTACGCCTTGTTTAGCGCCCCATTCACCCACCTTGCTTGACGGGTTGAATTCCTCACACATAACCTCACCGTTAAGCATAGCAACCATTGCACCATTACGGTCTGCGCTTGCGTTAAACAATGAAGTAAGAGAGCCTTCAATAGATTTTTCCCGTGAGCCATCAGCATTTAAAGCCAAAACCGTTGTGCGGCTATTGGTTGATAAATTGGCTTTGTGAACCAAAAGAACAATTCCATCCACATCTTTAAGCAAACTACGGGCAGGGGCAAGCAAGTTTTCCTGTTTAGCCAACTGAGGCATTTTGTCCTGAGTAGTAATTGCGTGAAGAATGACCTGGCGTGAGTCCCAAGCAAAGTACCCAGCAAAGAATAAGAACGACAACAAAATGACCGTAAATAGCTTGAAAGGGTTATCTACCCACTCAATTAGTCCAATGACTTTACCAAGGGCGCTGTCGTCTTTCTTGGCCTCTAATTTGGCAGCTGGCGCAGCCAAAGACACATTGATTGTTTGTTCTGCTTTGGGTCTAGGTGTACGCCTTTTAACGGGCGCTACTTTGGCAGGGGCTTTTTTTGTAACCATTATGCGTATATATCCAGTTTGCGGTTTTGGAATATCTCCATTCGGAGTCGCTCTTGAACCACTTTTTTACAGTAAATCTCAAACCCTATATCTTGCAGCTGAACTTGCTTTTGCTTTGCCAACTCAACAACTTTGTTGGCCTCATGCTGTTTTTCTAATTTAGCCTGGGCAAGATCATGCTTGTCGGGATAACCTGACGCTTGAACGGTTGGAAATAATCTAATGCTTTCAATCATTTTTCACGTTCTTTGGCATTTTTGTAACCATGAATAACTGCCGCCCTTAACCAAGTGCTATCCGCTGACCCCGCCCATTCTGATAAATTGTTCCACATAACAATGTAGTCTGAAGCCTTGCAATGTTTGGCATTGTTCTCAAGCCATGCCAACATCTTAAAATGTCGCTCTGTTGGATCATGGACGGTGTAGCCAATTCCATAGAATTCCCTAACGTGACAGCCATTCTTGGCTACCGCACCTACTAGCCCAAACAGTAATAACAGAATGAGCCAACGCATTCATTTACTTTGACCAATAGTGTGAAATGTAACCAAAGATTGAGGAAACGCCTGACACAAGCGCCATGCCCATCCAAAAGCCACCACGCCCCTTATTAGCTAGGGCAATCAGGGTTTCCATGTTGGCTTCTAGTTTGTCAATCTTTGCTTCCATTGATTCAACTTTTTGCCAAAGAACCCCGTATTTGACCAAATCAATGTCAGACATATCAAGACTTCTGTATAAACGCAAGCGCATAGTACAACGGCAAGTTTGTGCCGCCTGAACCCGTTACGGCAGACGTAAAGCCGCCTGTATTGCCCACAGCGTAAGTATTACCCGCACCCACCACAAAACGATCTTTCAAGTTGGGTGTGCCGTTCTGACCATCGCAAAGGTAATAGCCCGCAGGGATAGAACCAATAGAGCCTGACCACATCACAATCGCACCCGCAGGGATTGGGGTTACAGCTGCGCTAGTTCCCAAGATGCCATAAAGGTTGTCGTAAGACGCAATCTGCACGTTGGCAGAGTCGGTCAAAATAAACTTGTAAGAGTAGCCTTCAGTTAGCCAAATCTCTTGTGGAGGCCGCCCGCTAGTCCCCAACTGGATTGGATTGGTGTTGGCAATCGTTCCCGCTGAAGTTGTGTAAGTGGTTAGCGGAGTGCTTGAACCCGCCTGGTAGGTATAGATATACCCACCATTGAGGGGAATGCCTGTGTTGGTAAAGAATTGAAAACCGTTACCAATTGGTGCAAGATTGACTGCCATGTTTATTTTCCTACGTCTGAAAGTTTAGTGCCAAGCTGGGATGCTTTTTGCATTTCTTTTTGGGACTTTAATGCTTCTTTGGTCATTGCTCGGTTGGCAAGTTTTTCTGAACCCGCCACGCCCGCTTTACCGCCTAAATAGCCACCAACGGCAGCCCCGCCTGGCCCTGCAATAGCGCCACCAATGCCAGCGCCAGCTGTTGTGCCAATTTTGCCAAGATTGCCTTCAATGATGCCAACTCTACGCATTTGCTGACCAGCGCCCTCATAACCGTGAACGCCAGGCATCAAGTAACCGCCCATATTTAATGTGTGAAATGCTTTTTGTTCTTCAGGGGAAAACGCCACTTTGATTTTGTCGGCTCTAGCGTTCAAAATCTTATTGACAGAGTTTTGATTCCATTCACCCGCTTTGGCAGCGCCCGCTTGGTAGATTTCACGGGCAAGATTGCCACGCATTTCGTTCATTGCCGATTCAGCAGAAACACGCAGCTCTTGCGGAACTTCAACAGTCCATTTTGGCAAACCCGTTGCTTTATCAACAGGGCCAGTAATTGTTCCCTTAGAAACTTTCTCAGCTGTGTCGTAAATATGCTTCCATTGATCAAGGGGCATACTGTTTAACTTTTGGGGAATTGCGTCAAAAGCTGTGGCAGTCTGAACGCCATTAGGATCAATATCGCCAAATATTTCTTTAATGCCTTTAGAGCCAAACAAAGTTTTTTCAGCCTGGTGCAAGCTGTCAGCCTTTTTAAGCAAATCAAGTCCACCAGCAGAACCAATGTCTCGCTCAATTGCTTGGTTAATTTGTTTGATAATGGCAGCGTTGTCTTTTGTCCAATTACTGTTTAATGATTTTTGAACAGCAACCCATCCATTGACACTATTGGGCGCATACACATTGCCCATTTCATCTTTAAAGCCAACAGTTTTGGCTAAGTTGATCAGTTCTTCAGCAGACCTTGCAACGCCTTCATTGCCTTTTAAGCCAAGACCCGCCTTAAATTGTTTGTCAGCAAACAGATTTTCAACATTGCTTGTTTGGATTGGGTTGTCACCAACTTTGGAAGTTACATCGTCATATAACTTTTTCTTCTCGCCTTTGAAGAAACCAGCAAGGCCATCATCACCAGAAAATGTGTCATTGATACGCTGACCACGCTCATAAGGCGTGACCAATGTTGGACTAGCGCCTGTATTCTCAATACGCTTTTGGGCATAATTAGACAACGCCACTTGTTCATTGGCAATCTGTTGTTTAAACAATTCACCTTCAGGAGTGGGGTTAGCCATTTTTGCCTTGGTGTATTCATTACGCAGCGTGTTTTCATTGCCCGTAATCACGCCTGGGCGAACTTGACCCGTGTCACCCATAATTTCATTGGCAATTTGCGATCTAGTTGTTTGTTCAGTACCTGGCACATCTTGAGCAGTCTTAGACAACTTGATTTGAGGAAACTGACCCCTTGCTGATTCTTCGCCAGTAATTGCGCCAGCGTAAGGATTGGCCTCAACTTTGGCTGCACCAACGCTGCCTAACGGGGCTTGAACTTGTGGCTGAACTTGTGGCTGACCGCCTTTGGCTTCAAACTGTCTTTGTAGTTCTAGTTCACCAACGCCAAGTTGTTTGCCAATGGCTGCGGGAATTTGCTTTCCAACTTGAACGGCTTGACCTACGGCCTGTCTTGCTTGCTGTGCAGCTGGTGCGGCTAATGGTGCAAAACCCTGCAATTCAGGCATGATGTTTGGAGGAACTTTAGAAGCCTCAAACGCTTTTTGCAGTTGGCCTAAAACAGCTTGTGCTTGTGGTGTTCTAATTTCAGGCGACAGCTGCCGTTGTAAGTTTTCGGATTGTTCTTGACCAGCCCTAATAGCTGCTTGTGAGCCAAACTCAGGATGGCGCATTGTTGCCACAATACCCGTTGCAGGGCCAAGAACGCTTGTTGCCATGCCCGCCAATGGTGCTGTAATGATCTCACCTAGCGCCCGTTTGCCTTCTTGGACTTGACCTAAGAAATTGCCCGCCATGCGGCCTAATGCAGTTCCTTCGGGTTGTCTTGGGCCACGGGTTGATTGGCCTTCAGCAATAGCTTTAGCTTGTGGATCAAAGCCCGCATAAGAACCACGCCCACCGCCAGCGGTGCTTTCTTGCATAGGCTGGCTTGGTTGGCCTGGCTGCGTTTGCTTGCCAAGAATCATTGCCCCTAGTTCATCTTGAGGGGCTTGTTGTTGCGGCTGTTGCGTTTGCTGCGTTTGCTGTGGCGCTAATGGTGTTTTAGACTTTCGTGAAATTTCTTTCAATAAAGACTCTGCATCAGTTTGCAAACGTCTTTTTTGTTGCGGATCAGTTGTTTTGGTTAACTGATCTTGCACGTTTGTAAGTTCGCTTTGAATAATTTTCAATGCTTCTTGATCACGTTCAGCCTGAGTTTTTGAAACTGTAGGTGATTTTTTTGGGGGTGCGTTAGAACCAGATTCAGGCGCTTTGCCTAAAATGAGTGCGCCAAGTTCATCCATTACAAGCCTCCAGTTTCAGACAATTTCTTAATGTTCTGATACTTATTGTAAAACTCTTGACGCTTTACGGGGTCACTTCCTAGCAGTTTTTCAATCTCAAACTTGCGTTTAGTTGGGTCAGTTATGTCCCTGTAAAGATTCATAACTTCAAAAATCTTGGTGTCAGCATTGGCATTCCACAATTGCTGATAAGCCTTAATATTGTTGTCGCCATACTGTTGTGCAAACTTCTGTGCGCCATTGGCTTGCATATCAATATTGGTCTGATCGGCTTGAACCCTGCGGGCAATGTTAATCAATACGTTAGTTGGCACTTTAACCGTACCGTTAGCCACCGCTTGCATATCCAAGCCCGCCACGGTGTTACCAACGCCACCCATAGCCTTTGTATTGGACAAAGCCATGTTAGCCAAGTCTTTGGCAAGCATATCGTACTCATCGCTTTTCATAGCCATAAGCACTTTTTGCTCTAATCGGCCTAAAACACCGCCACTAGGGAATTTAAGGTTTTCACCAATGCCTGTGGCTTGCTTGATAACTTCCTCAACATTCCTTCGGCTTTGTGGCAAAGTACCTTGAGCCTCAATTAAACGGGTGCGGTAGCCTTGTCCTGACGCTTGGTCTGCGGCTTCTGTTGGCTCGGGCGCATAGGGTTGTGAGGCGCTTCTAACGGGATAAGGCAAAGGCAAATTGCCAATGGTAGGTCTTTGACCGCCAACAGCACCAGGCTGCAATGGGGTGTTCTGTAAGCCACCCGCCACGCCAACGGTAGCTGTGGGCGTAGAACCCGCCACGCTAGGCTGCGTCAATATTGTTTGACCTTGGGCTGTTGTGCTAATAGTAGGTGCAAACGCTGTTTCTTTTGCAGCTGGCGACAACAAAGATTGTTCCTGGGCAATTAAGTCTTTTACAACATTAGGGCCACGGCTTGCTCTGCTTAATGGAATTTTGTAAGCCTCAATTAAGTCATGCACTTCACGGCCGTCAGGATTTTCTTTTTTTAGTTGATCCAATTCACGAATAACCGTCTGTGGATCATCAATGCCCATACGTCCCAAAATGCCCAAACGTCCACCAACAATTTGACGCATATCTTGCGTCATTGCATTTTTTGCTTTTGTTGCATTTGTTTGGCTTGTGTGCAATTGGCTAAATGAAGTAATTACATCAGCGCCTGTCAACGGTGCAAGTTTTGGAATGACAGAATTGAGTTTATCCATGTCAATCCGACCGTTGGTCTGCCAATTGTCGGGGTTGCTTGTGAACTCTTGAAGTTTTAAGCGCTCATCATTTTTCTGACGCAAAACTTGATTTTCAATCTGAGCCTTTTCCAAAGCCAAAGGATTAAGTTGTTGCGCTTGTTGGAAGTTCTGAATTCCACCCGCTAGGTTGACCATTTCCCCAAGACTTGTGGTCTGGGGTTTGGCGTAATTTACGTTCATTGATAAGTCAGCCATGATTTGTCCTTATGTCGCTTTAAGCATAGAGCCAAGTAATGCAGTATTGCCAAGGTTGCTTAACATGGCTGCATTGTTTGCGCCTGATTGTGTAGCGTTGGTTGCCAAAGCTGATCCAATACCCGTTGCAAGGTTAGCCGTGTTCAAGCCATAAGCATTTGCCGCACCAATACCTTGACCATAGCTTTGTGTAAGGTTTTGACCAAGATTGGAAGCCAATGAACCGATGTTAGAGCCATATTGGTTACCAAGACCCGCCAATTGACCCGCAGAAGTACCGCCAATTTTAGCCATGTCTGCCAAATTGCTATAAATGTTTTGGCGCTGCGTGTTGAAGTTATTAAACGCATTTTGATAAGCACCACCCGCATAGTCTTGCGTATAGCGTTGCAGACCTTGCAAAGCATTACCGCCCAAGCTACCACCGCCCATGTTGGCGGCTCTTTGGTTAGCCATTTGGCCTTGTTGCAATTGGAATGCGTAATTAGGCGCTAAATTAGCGTTAAGGTCAGCATTTGTAAATTGACGGTTGAAATAATCTGCATTTGCACCCAAGCCTGTTGCAGCCTGGCTTCCAATGCTTTGATAGGGCTGCTGATAGCCAACTTGTTGGTTATATAAGTTCTGTAAATTAGAAGCAGCGTTTTGGTTAATGTTGGATAAATCTAAACGGTTGGCTGTGCCTAAATTTTGTGCATTTGCGTATGCGTTTGTAAGGTTTGAACCCGCTAAAGAACCATATTGGTTAATCAAGTTTCTAGCATCAGCAATGCCTTGTTGATTAGCATAAGCGCCTAATCCTGTTCCAAGCGCAGATAGCCCTAAACCAGTTCCCAAGCCTGTGCCTAAAACTGAACCCACGCCTGTTCCTGTTCCTGTGCCTGTACCGCCCACAACGCCCGTACCGCCCACAACCCCTGTGCCGCCTACAACGCCTGTTCCCGAACCACCAAGCCCTGTGCCAAGCAAAGTGCCTGTGCCGCCAAGACCAGTAGTAACGCCCGACCCTGCACCCGTTCCAAGCAAACCCGTTCCTAAAGTAGAACCCGTTAAAACGCCTGTTCCTGTTAAGCCTGTTCCTGTGCCTGTGCCAAGCAATCCTGTGCCAAGGGTAGAACCCGTTAAAACGCCTGTGCCTGTCAAATTATTAAGCGCTGAACTGCCCAATAAACCCGTTCCTAGTGTTGAGCCTGTTAACACGCCTGTGCCTGTCAGACCGCTGCCCGCAGTAAGACCCGCCCCCAAGCCTTCAGCGCCCAAGCCCGCAGTTCCCGCATTGATTCCAAGACCTGAATAACCGCTTGTGATGCCCGTGCCTGTACCCATGCCTGTAACGCCACCAGCGCCAGTTCCTAATCCATAGTCAGCGCCAGCAGTACCCAAAGCATTAAGAGATGTGCCACCCGTTGTTCCCGCAGCGCCACCACCACCAAACAGGCTATCAAAGCCACCGCCAAGACCGCCAAATAAAGCAGCGCTTCCAAGAGCAAACTTTAAAAAGTCTTTTCCCGCATTCACTTCTTGTGTAGTGCCAGTTCTTTCAAAAGTTCCATCTGCACTATATTGTTGATACTGTGATCCAACAGGGTCACGATAGTTAATGTCACCAGTAGTTTTGGACGTAAAAACATTTTGAAGTCCACCGATTTGTTGATTTTCACCATCACCAATAACCTGGTACTGAGGCACAATTCGTGTGTCACCTAAGGTGATGGAAGAACCCTGTGGCACAGTAGCCGCAACCCTTGCCGCCACTTCACCCTCTGAAATTCCCACGGCCCTTGCCATTTGAGCAGGGGAAACACCATAAGTTTCCATTGCCTTGGTAATTTGTGAGTCATTTAAATTAGGATTGCTTGTTAAGTAATCCTTAATCTGTTGATCAGTTACGCCAACAGTTTTAGAAACTAATGAATTTATTGTGTTGTCCATGACTTAGGCTTTCTCAAACATTGTAGTAAGGCACTTTATAAGCCTGACCATTGACGGTGACATTTATAAACCCAACAGGGTTAGCGGGTAGCGTTGCAGAACCCGCTGTGGCAGTTGTGGCAGAACTAAAATTTAGCAAATTAAGGAAAAACTGTTGCCACGCCCGTGATGGACGGTTAGTTTGCCCATCCAAAAATTGCGTTTGTGGATAAGGGTTAACTTGCTGTGTACTTGAAAGTCCTGAAGTAGCCATTAGTTGTCTGCCCCTTGTACTTTAAGATTTGCTGAAATGATGACAAAGTTCACAGGATCAGTCACCACCACTTCAAAGATTCTGTCTCGGGCCGTTCCCAATCTGCGCCAAATGGCACGATTTCTGTATTTACCCGTTTGACCAACGCCTGTCCAATGCTCATTTGACCAAGTAGAACCACCGTCATTTGACCACCGCAACATTGCTTGTGGATTGGTTGTGGGGGTTAAAAAATTGATGGTATTAAACTCACCCAAGTTAACAATTTCCAATGGGCCTATTGTAAGAGTACCCGTGTCGGTAATGATGTAAGGGCTTTGTAAATTGACCGCTTGCAAAGCAGAGGAAAGACCCGTTGTCCCCACGCCTGGCTGAAACTGAATCTGCAATTCATCAAAATATTGCCTTTGAAACTCAGTCACCAAATGAGGCGCTCTGCGTAATCTGCGGACATTCTGACCATCGTCTGTGTAATTGGTCTTGTCTAATTGGTACAGTTTGCCGTTTTCATAGTCACCAATAATGACCAAACCTTGAAAAGTAGCGCAACAATTACCACGGTGACGTTGATATTCATTGTCATTATTTGTGTAAAGCCATTTGTGCCACAGCTGAGTGGTACTGTCATAGGCCCATGTCAAATTTAATGTGGGAAACGTCACCACATAAACTTCATGGCCTTCAAGCTGATAAGTCCACGCAATCGCATCTTCAACGTATTGATTGGCTAATGTGTTCTCAACCGCATGGGTAGAAATCCTCTGTGGGATGTACCCTTGCATTTGCATGATTTGGGATTGTCCACGGTTATTGCGTGAAACGTAAGCAAATGAGTTTCCAAGTCGATACAGGGAAAAGGGCGCTGCAATACCGTGTTGGGTAGATGTGCCAGGAATCCTTTGAAACGGGAAAGGCACAGTTCCCACATCAGTCCAAACTTCTGAGGAAATCTCACCCATCAAATAAACTTCACGGTGATCAACAATCAAAGCCACCAAATCATCAGGCGCACCGTCTTTTAACGAATAGCTAGTATTGGGAGAAATGGGCGACAAAAGGTCAGTTGACCCCCATTCCTGAGTTGTTGGGTTGTTGTAGACAATGTAATTGTCAATCACATCCACCGTGTTTGCACCGCTAAATGCACCGTCACTAGAGGGCAAAACAGAAAAGTTAATGCCAAACATGGTCACGCCAACGGCTACCGTACTTGCCACGCTTAACGTGTAAGTTCCAACCCCGCCCGTTCCCGTACCCAAAGCCGTAATGATTGTGTCAATGGTCACACCAGCGCCTTGGACGGTTTGTCCAACATGGAGAACCCCTGAAGTAACCGCAGAAACAGTCATTAGCGTCCCCGCAATGGTTGCAGTCACCACAGCGCCAACGGTTGCAGAATTTAAAGTTCCTGAAGCCACGGTTTGACTTCTATTGATCGTATAAGTCCCCGTCCCGCCTGTGCCTGTGCCAAGGGCAGTAATCACGGTTTCAGGCAATATGCCAATTCCATACAAAGACTGATTGATGGCAATTGTTCCGCTTGAAACGGTTGTCACGGTCAATGTTGTGCCGCTTGTTGAGCCTGTAAACACAGCAGCTGCGGGGCTTGATATGTACCATGTGTAACGATAAGCACCGTCCACAATATAGACGTTAATGCCGTTGTCAGTAATCTTGACTATTCCTGTGCTTGAATTAAGCTGCCCAATCACAGAGGGGACAAGGTTGGCTGTCAGCGCATAGACGTAAGGCCCACATACCGCAATTAGCTGCTCACCGCCTGAGACAGCATGAAGCCCACGAACTTCTTGTTGGTTAGGGAAAACAGCCTTTACGGTTAAGCCTGGCGTTGGATAAAGCGCAATCACCCCACGCTCACCTTGCTGCTTGGCAGGGTCAACTTCGGGAAAGAAATTGATGCACTCTTGAGCATCTTGGTAGATGCTTGGTGCTTCGTATGATGCGCCTACAAAACCGAAATCTGGCATGGTAGTCCCTTAAATAAAGCCGCCAGTAAGAATCCATCCAGCGTCTTTTGACTTGTTAACCAACAAGGCATCAGGATAACGTGCCACTTGCAATGGCGACATATTGGTGCGTTTAAGGGTAGCTTTGGCTTGCCCCGCAAACGTCTGAATCATCGCTATTTGCGTTGCAGAGGCTTTGCCATACATGGGCATCAAACGCTCTGCCAAACACCATCTGAGGGCCATTGAATAGCCTTGTGGCAGCGCTATGTCCTCATACATTGAGTCGTAACGGCTAAACAAGGTATTTGCAAACAAGTGCATTTCGCCTTGTGATGGGCTAGGCCAAATAAATAGATTGCCCGAATCAGCGCCTGGGTTAAAGTAAACCGCCTTGGGCCACGGGCCACTTAGCGTCTTTAAACCAATCATTTGGTAGCTGTGCAGTTCCAAAACCGACATTGGGTAATCCAAACCACCGCCTGTAATGGGCTGACCATTTGATGTGGTGTTTACCCTGACAAACGCAGAATCAATGTTTAGTGGCTTTTGGTAGTAAGCCGTGATTGAAGTGGATGCAACAGTCTGAGAAATGTTCAGTTGGTAAGTGCCTGTTTCATTGATGTTGCCACCCGCACCCGTCAAAAACTGCGTAATCTTTGTTCCCGCTGTGATGCCTGTACCACTTAGGGTTTGACCTTGAGCAATAGCGCCTGAAGCAATAGCAGTCACCGTGAGGATATTTCCCGCAATTGAGCCTGTAAATGACGCACCAATAAAGTTTTGAGTCGATGGGTTAGGGCCAATTGTGTATTGGGTTTGACCTGGAATAACGGGACAAATGATTTCTGTGACATTGAAAACCATCATGTTTTCGTTTGACCATTGGTCAATTATGTCGTTCAGCATTTCAAACGCATCAAGCGCTGCGTCAGGAGTCGGGGTTTCACCAGCTTCTAATGCGCCAATGTCTTTTAGCGCTCGGCTAACAATGTCAAAAGGCACAGCCATAGTGTTTCCTTACATTTCCACGGTGAAAGTCTGAGGCTGCCAAGGCGGGGGCGTAAATTGGCTTTTGCTCAGAGAATCTAATTGTTCTTGTAACCTTGATTTTATTACGCAAACGCCATCTCGCATAGTCTCTTTTTCAATCCAACCAACAATCATTTCCTCTGTAACTTGGTCAAAAGGAATTGATAATTTTGGGCTGTCAAAAGTCCAATAACCCTCTGTCTCAACAGATAAGTCATCTTGCTTTGCAGTCACATGATATTTAGCACAAAGAATCAAACCATCTTGGGCTTGAGTTCCTGTGATTGACCATTGGCAGATCATTGATTTCTAGCAGCTTCAGCCGCAGCCTGTGCCGCTTGATAAGCCGCAACAACTTCAGCAGTCCAAGCCGCATTGCAGATTGCAACAACATTAGCAGGGACTCCAGTTAAGTCTTGTGCGGGTGTGAGGCTTGAACGATGAAACTTCTTGCTGATTTCAACATCATCTTCAAGGATTCGTGTAGCTTCTCGATAGAGAACTATTCCGTTTTCTTCAACAGTAATTTGGTCAACAGTTGTTGTTTTGGTTAAAGACATTTTTATTTCCTTTTAAGTTAAGTGTCTGAATAGCAAATCCATGCTAGTTAATTAAACAAAATACGTCATAACAAAATCAAATCGCTTTAGACTTGCGTTTGCATTTGTTACATTGCCTGGTGCTAAAGTCCAACATCTAAAAGTTGTTGCACCCACTAAGACTTCCACCATTAACCCGCTTCCGTAACTTGAATATCGTAGGAAACCACCTGGGTCACCAGCGCTTCCTGATGAAGTAAATGGCAAGCCGCCTAACAACTGATTGCTTGTGTTTGCTGTTGATGGATAAGTAACAAGTGCCATTACAGTAACCATGCGCCCAATCTTTGTATAACTTGGAGTTCCGCTTACCGTTAGACTTAAACCAGCACCACTTGCATCTGTAGGTGTCCAAGTCCCTTCCTCATAGTCATCTAGCGTATTAGCGTCTGCTGATGCGTTTTGCGATGCGGGAAACTGAATCTGACCACCAGATGCACCAGAAATATTAACAAGACCATTGAGATATGTTGTTCCAGAACCTACGCTAATTGCATAATTATTTGTTGCACCACTTGGCGCACTTGGAACATAAAGGCTAGATGCGTTTGTTAAAGTCGATGCCCCTGCGCCTACGGAAAAAGGTGCAACCCACAAAGTTGCAAAGTTAGGATGAGTCCCTGTAGAAGTTTTTTGAATTGTATTTCCAACCGCTGGCTGAATAAATATTATGGCCGCATCGCTATTTGCCGCAGGTGAAAGAGTGCAAGAGTCAACTGACACCATTGAGTAACCAGTTTTTGTTCCACTAAACAAATTTGCAACATTGGCATTTGTTGCAGAACCAAAAGAATTGGTAACGCCACTAGAAGTTATAGCCGCCGTTGTTAGTCTAGTGCCATCAAACGTCATGTTTGAAGAACCAGCAAACGAGCCTGCATTGTTGTATTGCACTTGTGTAGTTGAACCGCCAGGAGTACCACCACCACCAAGAGGAACAGCCCAAGTGCCATCACCACGCCAAAATGTTAAAGATGTTGCGCCCGTTCCTGAACCTAAATTAGTAACAGGCAGATTACCCGTCACACCCGTAGTTAATGGAAGTCCTGTGCCATTGGTCAATGTGACTGATGTTGGCGTTCCAAGAATGGGAGTAACTAAAGTAGGGCTTGTGGACAAAACATTGTTGCCCGATCCTGTAGAAGTTGTGACGCCAGTTCCACCCGCAGTCACAGCCAATGTGCCAAAAGAAAGCACTCCGCTACCATTTGTGCTTATGGCCTGACCGCTTGAACCATCAGCGCTTGGGAGGGTGAAGTTAACAGTTCCAGCGATATTAGGGCCAATTAGATTAACTGCCCCGCCTAGTGTTGCTTGAAAGACTAAAGTTCCCATGATGTTTCCTTACGGTGCAATGATTAGCTGATTGGCGGTTAGTGCGCCTGTGCTTGGGTTGTATTTTAACTTTGTTGACGATACTGTGATAGGCAAATTACCCGTTGTATTGCTCACAAAGGTTGGGTAATAGGTTGCCGCTGTGCTTGTGTTATCAGTCACAGCCACATTTGTTGCATTTGTTGCAGTTGTTGCGCTTGTTGCGGTTGAGGCATTACCCGTCAAAGCACCCACAAATGTTGTCGATGTGACAGAAGTTAAACCCGCAAATGTGGTCACAGTCGCACCCAAAGCCACCGCAGTTGAGCCAATGGTGACGCTAGAGTTAACCAGGGCAGCGTTTGGAATGCTTGTCAAACTTGCCCCTGAACCGCTAAACCCTGTGGCTGTCAGAATTCCCGTTGAGGGGTTAAATTGGTACTTGGTAGAGCTGACATACTCAGTCGTTAAATTACCCGCTGTGGCGGCTGCAAACAACGGGTAACGGGTTGCATTAGTGGTTGTGTCGTCAGTAACCGTTGCATAAGCAGTCGGTGTCACCCAAGTGGGGGCTGATGCACCATTAGACTGAAGCACTTGGCCCGTTGTTCCCGCAGCTGAGAATGCGTAAGAAGTGCCATCACCATAAGCCACAGTTCCCGCAGTCGGGGTTGCAGTTCCATTAGTTCCACCGTTTGCTATGGGCAAAGTGCCTGTCACGCCTGTGGTTAGGGGCAATCCTGTGCCGTTTGTCAAAGTCACCGATTGAGGCGTTCCAAGAATCGGAGTCACCAAAGTGGGTGAAGTGGACAAGACCACCGCCACAGTTCCTGTGCTTGCGGTCACGCCTGTACCGCCAGAGGCCACAGGAAGCGTTCCTGTCGTTAAAGCTGATGTGCTTGAGGCATAGACCGCACCGCCTGATGTAAACGCTGTAAGACCCGTTCCACCGTTTGTGGTTGCCAAAGTCCCTGCCAAGGTGATTGCACCGCTTGTCGCTGAACTTGGGGTAAATCCCGTAGTCCCTGCGCTAAAAGTCGTAACCGCTGCGCCTGACAATGTTTGCCAAGATGGTAAGCCAGCGTTAACCGTCAGAACTTGACCCGTTGAGCCAATGCCAAGCATTGCCGTAGTCGCAGCTGCGCTTTGATAAGGTACTGAACCCGTTGCACCACCCGCAAGGTTTGTTGCTGTGGTTGCCGTTGTCGCAGTTGTGGCAGTTGTTGCCGTTGTCGCTGTGGCAGCGTTCCCACCAATGGATAAACCGCTTGCTGTGCCTGTTAACCCTGTGCCTGGGCCATCGAATTGAGTAGACGCAGTAATTGTGCTGCCACCCACAGTCGAACCGCTAATGGGCGTTCCTGTAATCGTCCCGCCCGTAATTGCTACATTGTTGGCGTTCTGAGTGGACATTGTTCCCAAACCCGAAACTTGGGTATTGGCAATGGCAATGTTTGTGTCAGCCAAAACAGTCAGTTGGCCTTGGGCGTTAACTGTGGCTGTCAGGGTTTTAGATGCAGACCCATAGGCAGCAGCTGTCACGCCTGTGTTTGTAATTGAAAACGTGTTAGACGTTAAAGTTAACCCCGTCCCCGCAAAGTAAGTCCCTGTCCCTGAGAACTGAACAAAAGTGATGGCGGTGACGTTGATTGTGCCTGTCGTTGCAGAAGTGGAAACCCACCCTGTATTTGCGTTAACAGAACCGCTAATAACCACCGTGTAAGCGCCTGGCACTTCTGCCCAAACATCCATATCTGTGGCTCTTGTCCATGCAGTAGCAGAGGCAACGTAAATGCCATTCTCAGACGATGTGCCTTGATTTTTAACCAGGACACGATCACCCGCCAATGTAGTGTAAGTGTCGATTGTCTGTAGACCCGACAACGTGATTGAGGCAGTCGTTCCGCATTTAACTGCTTGCTTGGGGTTTAGCCCTTGGGCAACGCTGTCAACATAGAACTTATTGGCAATGTCTGTGTTGGCAGTTGGGGAAGTGGTTACTTGCCCCGTTGTTGTCAGAATGCTTGTAAAAACACCCGTAGATGGCACAGAAGCACCAATTGTGGTGCTATTGATTGTGCTATTCGTGATGTTCAGTCCCGATTGGGACGGGTTTAAAGTGGCGTAGAAAGGCTGACCCTGACCGATAAACGTATTAAACGTATTGTCTAGGTTAAACAACGCCTGAACAGGCAGAATGTTTTGATCTACCGTTTGGGCGGGGTCAGCCATGCTTTAAGCCCCGTGAATAACTGCGTAGTTAATTACGATTGCTTCAGCCAATGCGCCAGCCGTATTGTTGTAAACACCAATCACCGCAGTTCCCGCAGCCACGTTTGCAACATAAGGCCAATAAGCGCCTGATGTTCCACCGCTGCCCACGTTCACAATTAGAACGTCTTTGGCGGTCAAAATGCTGTTGGTAAGGGTAAACAAAACCGTTGTACCCGCAGCCAATGAAGCAGCGTTCATGGTGATCTGACCACTAGACTTATTCAAAGTCACGCCTGTGGCCTTGCTAGTTGCTTGGGTAACAGTTCCTTGAGCAGAGGCGTTATAGCCAAGTTCTGAGGAAGCGTAAATAGTTGTTCCCGTTACAGCCGCAGCTGTAGTGCCGCCAATAACGGTGTTATCAATGGTTGAGCCTGTTAATGGGGGGCTGAAGTAAGCCCCGCCTGGGCCAACCAAACCCACGCAAACGCCCGCTGAATTAAACTCAGCTTGCACAGGAACTATGTTTGTAGAAGATGTGTTTGCAACAGAATTAGCGCTTGACATGGGTTTTTTCCTTTAGCTTTGATCGCCAACGGGGGTGATATAAACGATGGATGGGCCAGCGGCTGAACCAATCATGCGGACGTAATAAGGGCTTGCGGGTACTGCCAAGACAATTGGAACTGTCATAGAGGCGGGTAACACAAAGTTCCCTGTGGTTGAACCGCTGACAGGCAAGACTGCCGCAGCCACGTTAGCATCGCCAAGGCTCACAGCAACATAGGTAGCACCCGTGTTGATGAAAGAGGCATAGTTAACTTGGTCATTGGTGCTTGCCTTAATCTGCGTGGCGGTAGTAGAAGAAGCCGCCACCGAAATGGCGGTTGTGACTCCTACGGGGCGCAATACAGTTGTATTAGACATGATTAACCAGCCGTTGTGGGTAATGGGCCTTCAAAACGAATCACATCCACAATGTATGTGCCAGCGGTAGGGGTTAACGATCCCGCAGTAACATTTCCAAATTGGATGCTTAGTGTATTGTCGGCAGAACAACGTGCGTCAGCGATAAAAACACCCGCAGTTTGAGCCGCTTGACAAGAAACCATAACGTAATCTGTTGACAAAAGACCTGGCACGGTGAATGTTTGAGCCGCTGTGGTAGCTGTGGCAACTGCGGCAGGGGTCAAAGACGGGCCAACATAAAATGTTTGCAAAGCATTGCCACGGGTGATAGTTGTAGAGGGCATGATGATTCCTTTAGAGAATGATTAAATTGTAACGCCAAATAAAGAAAAAGCCACCCCTTTTAAGAGTGGCTCTTTCTCACATCACATCAGTATTTAGCTGAATGTGCTGAAGTCGTAGCCATAGACATAAACGTCCATTGTGGCGGCTGCGCCTTGTGCTGTGCCAACATTCAAATACAGGTTTTGACCTGTTTGAATGCCTGTGGCAGCAACGGTGCGTTGTGACACTACAGTTGAGGATGTCAAAGCCGACAAAGCGGCATTGGCGACAATTCCTGTACCCGCTGCGCTAGGGGCTGTAAACAGACCCGCTGCGGCAGTTGTTAAAGAAATTGAAGCATTGGTGAAAACCACGTTGCTAACAGAGTAGTTTGTGGAGTTGTTGATTGCGATAACCGCTTGATCACCCGTTGCATTGACATTCACACCAATTGCAACGCCTAAAAGACGAATTGCTTGATTAGATGCCAAATTGGATGGGTGAATCGTTGTGCTACTTGCTGGGCCTGGATTTGCCATGATATGTATTCCTTAAATAAAGTTTAGAACGGGGGGCGTTTAAACCCCCCTTGACCATTAGGCAGCGACTCGGCAAGCGAGTTCAGGGTACAGAGGCGCCCAGCCATACAGAACGTCCAAACGGGTAGGAATGGAGTCATTGTTAATGGTGTACTGACGCACAACACGCATTGACAAACCAATTTCCTTATCGCTTGCACGACCCGCAAAATGCACACCTTCTGGCAATTCCAAATCGGCTACTGCCAATGTGAAAGCATTGCGGTGCATGATGATGTTTTGTGGGGAAACAGTACCAATTTTGTTGAACTGAGTCACCGCAGCCGTGGCAGAAGTTGTAGGAATTGACACGTTTTGGAACTGACCCGCTGTAATTACTGCAGGGCTGACCACAACAGAGACAGTAGAACCAGAAGCAATGGCGGTTGTAGACTTCACAACAAAGTTGCGGAGTTTGTTTGTGCCATACGCTTGACGATTCTGTGGGTTAACTGCGAAAACGCCATCAATCGTAATGGTGTCGCCAGCATTAAGATTCATTGTTCCCGTGTTAGCCGCAGTCACGCTGATAGTGCTTGAGGATGCCCAACCAGAAGTCAGGAAGCCCGTTGCAGTTGTGGTAGCAACAGAAGCAGTCACAGTAGTAGTGGAGTTAGAGCCAAATGTTTGGCTTACCACGTTCTGATCCATCTTCCAGTTCATGCCCGCAGAGTCACGGCCCATCAAACCTTTTTCGTACTGTGTACCAATACGGTCATTAGGAACAAACAAACCCTTCAAACTGTCAACAATGGTTGCTGATGTGAAAGGCTCAACGATACATGAACGACGACCGTCACGGGGTGCGCCCTCAGAGTCCAGATATGCACCAGCAGTCAGGTATGTAATCAAGCCTGTGGGGGGTGTTCCCGCAGTACCAACAATGTTAGCGGTTTGCAGGGTAGCCATAGACATACCGTCACGGTCAATCTTGTTGGCAATCGCTGCAATAGCGGGCTTCAACACACGGTCAGAGAACATATCCAAAGATAGTGCCAAGTCTTGTGTGGTGAACTGTGTATCTACGTGAAACTGTGTAGACAAAGTAACGGGAACTGAAGTCTCGTTAAAATCTTCCACATTCAGCGCAGGGCCAGTTGTACCAATGAAACGACCAGGCTTGCGGACATTGACTGTGTTACCAATCTTTGCACCGACAACAGCGAACTGATCGTCATAGTTACGGTCAACTTCACTTGTGAAAGTCAACTCATTTTCCAAAACCATCAACGCTTCGTTGGTGATCTTGCTTATCGTCAATAAATTATTAGCCATTTAAATACTCCAAAAAGATTAGGTTTACCGAATTTTTCCCGCTTTGCGTGCCAATTTCCAAGCCTGGTAGCTTCCATGCCATTCGCCATTAGCGGACATAGGAACATCAGGCTGACCTTGACCACCACGAATCGGTTGAATCGGTGCTGGTGCTTTACTTCTAACAACAGGGGCTGTCTGCTTAGTTTCAGTTTTTACCTCAAACTTTGCTTCTAGTTTCCCAATCTCTCTAAGCGCTGCATTTGGATTCAAGCTGGCGATCTTTTTGGCTAGGTCATTGTTTTCAGCTAGGTGATACAGGATTCTTGGGCCTACATCACTCTCCAGAATTGCATC